CCTCGTAGAAGCTGATGTCGCCGTTATCATAAGCTGTTAAGGTTTGTTTTCCAGTAGCCCCTGAGTAGGTGCTATCACGTAAAATTTCAAATACTGAACTTGTAGCCGCTCCATTGTTATTAGTATCTGACCAGATTTGAACTGGCCCCCTAGATTGAATAGCTAATATACCTACTGAAGGAGATGAAATATTCTCACCCACGTCACCGAATGACAAGTCACCTGTCATAGTATCACCAGTAACATTTACATAACGTGCATCTGATGCAGTCTTAGTATAATGATCTGCTAATACAAACGTACCATAAGCTACAATGTCTACTACATCATTTACTGATGCACCTGATGCTAATGTTATGCTTGTACCATTGGTAGCTGTGAAGTCTGTGCCAGCTAATAGTTTAACACCATTTAGGAATACATCAATAAACCCTGCATCATATGTAGCGGCGAATACTGTTTGACCTGCTGTAGCTGTATATGTGGTACGTTCTGATGTACCATTAACCGCAGAACCTGCTGACTGCCAACCACCAGAACCATATACGTTCATGATGTTAGTTGTACTGTTGAAGTACAATGCACCTGTGATAAGTGCATCACCATCATTGTCTACTGTAGGAGCAGATGATTTAGCACCAAGATATCTGTCATCAAAGTTGTCATAAGAAGCTGCCGCATTAGTAGCACTTGTAGCCGCAGATGTTGCAGAGTTACTTGCCGCAGTAGCTGATGAAGCCGCATTGGTTTCACTTGTAGCTGCATTCGTAGCTGATGTAGCGGCGACAGTAGCTGAACCTAATATGCCATCTACATAAGTCTTTGTAGTAGCATCAGTGTTAGCTGTAGGTGTACCAAGGCCAGTGATCTTATTGTTACCCATAGCCAATGCACCAGACATCGTATCGCCTGTCTTAGCTACCCGTGTATCTCTTTGTGCATCTGTATATGCTTTTGTAGCTACATCTTGTGCTGATGTAGGATCACCTGCACCTGTAATCTTGTTGGTACTCATTGCGATAGCACCTGTCATAGTGCCACCAGCTTTTGGTAGTTTAGTCGCAATAGAGTTTGTTACAGTTGTGCTGAAGTCATCATCATCGTTCAGGGCATCTGCTAGTTCGCCAAGTGTATTAAGCCCTGCACCAGCATCACCAATTAGAGTAGATATTTCATCATCTACATATTTCTTAGTTGCGGCATCAAGATCATTAGTTGGAGCAGTAAGGTTTTGGATAGTAGCTGATGTACCAGCATTCATGTTCAACGTACCATCAATAGTTACGTTAGTGAATGTAGATGTACCAGATGATGCAGTTACATTACCTGTTAGATTGCCAGTGACGTTACCTGTAACATTTCCTGTATGTACCCCTGCAGTGTTACCTGTTACGTTGCCAGTTAAGTTACCTGTGATACCACCTGATGAAGACAGTGTAGTAAATGCACCAGTAGATGCAGATGATGCACCTATTGTAGAACCGTCTATAGAGCCACCATTTATGTCAGCAGTAGCTAGGGTAGCTTGACCAGACGTAGACAGCGTTGTGAAGCTACCTGCGGCTGTTGTAGAAGCACCTATAACCGTACCATCTATGTTACCACCATTAATATCTACGGTAGCAAGTGTTGATGTACCTGATGCACCTAGAGTAGTGAATGAACCTGTACTTGGAGTAGTTGCACCTAATGCAGCACCATCTATCGTACCGCCATTAATATCAGCTGTAGCAGCAACTAAAGATGTATTAGCATTAAGTGTCGTAAAAGTACCTGCCGCTGGTGTAGCTGAACCAATAGTAGCATTATCAATTGCACCTGAGTTAAGGTCTACTGAGGTGATGGTTGTAGTACCTACAAGTGTTGATGTACCTGTAACACTTAGGTTATTGTTTAGTGTAGCACTTGTAAATGTAGCAGTTGTAGGTGTACTTGCACCAAGTACAGTGCCATCAATATTACCTGCATTAATATCTACAGTAGCTAAAGTGGCAGTACCTTGTAAGTATAAGTCTTTAAACTTAGCTGAGCTTGAACCTAAGTCAATGTCATTAGTTGTAACTGGAAGAATAACACCATCTTGGAAACGTACTTGTTCTACAGCTGCTGAAGATACTTCAACAAATACACCTACTGTATTATTATTAGTATTTATAACAACTTTGTTTAATGCATCAACATCACCGATAAGCGGAATGTACCCACCTTCTCCTGTTGAACCATCGTGCTTGTGTCCACTTGATACAGCAAATGCATCACGGAGTTTGTTATACTCAGCGTTAATAGGGGCTGCACGTAGTGTAGCTGTTGGTACTATGTCTGCTATAGACTGTCTTACGTAACCTGCCAAAGTATCATCTCCTGTCGGCTGTCTCATACGTCAAGGCTATTGCCTGTATAGTATGACTTGCATTTGTATTGTTTGTAACATAATTCACTGAAACAGAGTTACCTGACCCAGATATGTTGGTAAGAGTTTTAGGTGATGGGTTACCGTCATATATACCACCTGCTCCATATATAGCTGTACCATAAACTGAAGCCGCACCCTCCGTACTAAACTCATAGTTTGTGGGATTTACTGTATTTGTATCATCATAGTCATACGATACACCAACAAATACCTCTGTGTTACCCTCAGACTTAAGATATGTATTTACTTTATGTACTACCTTACGTACCTCTGGATCTTCCATGTAAAAGTAAGGACTTTGATACAAACTAAATATATCTTGTCCATCAAAACTATTACCTCTCTCTTGACGATGTACTCTACCAGAACCATCGCCGTGTATCACATGTTCAAACTGTCCTATATATCCACTATCAACACAGTTAGCTTCTATACCAATCAACTGGCTATACTCAAAGATACTCTGTTTATTCTGACTCTTACGTATTCCACCTATCAAGGATAGAGAAGAGTCATTCTTAAAGAAGAATCTAAACTGTGACTTCTTCCTAAGTACCACAATAGCAATATCTGTTATTTGTTCTGACAAGTAGTAGTTATCAAAGATTGACTGTATTTCTTTAGATACAGTAGCAAGTTCAACATCACCAATTTTATCAGTACCAGATATAGGACGTATACCATCAGGACCTAAGAATAATAAGTCACCACCAAACTCTACCACAGAATCGGGCGCAAGGCAACCCATATTTGATGTAACATTTTCTAGTGCAAAGTTAGCCGCGTTATTACCTATTAGTCTCTTAATATTATTAGCACCAAAGATATATAATTGGTTACGAAACTTTTTAACTGCTGTTATAGTATATCCCACATTAACAACACCAGCACCATTAGCAGGGCTAAAATCAGAATAGTTTAATGGGGCGCTAAAGTAGAGGTTGTATGGCTCAGAAGAATCCCCACACAAGAATAGATGAGATGCAAACTCTTCAGAGTACTTGGGGTTATTCGGAGCCTGTGCATGTGTTATTTGTGTATATGCAGTACCATTATATGCAGCGGCAGGATTTACCCCATCAGTAAGAAGTAATACTTCACCTGACCAGTTAAAGCTAGTAAATCTTATTTTACTAACATTAGTCATGTCAGGGTTACCAACCTCAGGTATAGCTACCCAAGAGTCACTTGAATCCTGCCACTTGTATAAGTAGTCGTGACCTGATGTAGGTTTTCTACATGCAAATATACCATCGTCTAAGTTGCCATTTACTGCTACACCTAGTACAGCACCCGTTCCTGGTACAGTACCATATTCATTAGAGTACCCACTAATACGACGATACCCACCAGCTAGGGCAGGTTCGTAGTTAATCATTCTGATAGCACTACCTGATAAGTTTGCCGCTTGGGTCAAGGGATCTACATTAGTGATCAACCCTCCAGCACAAACTGACAGGTATGTATTGAGTTTATCTACCATCTAGACATCATTCTTATAGAAAGAGTTTCCTGCTCTGTTTATTACAGTAGACCTTAAGTAATCTTTAGTATCTACTAATAGTCTACGCATAGTCTTTATACCTTTTTTAAACTTATCTGCGTGTAACTGAGCAGACTGTTCATTAGATCTAAAGTGCATTAGGTACATCATAGCACCATCAAGTACTACGTGTCTAAATCTGTCAGGTATTATACAAGTGTCAGTACTTAGTGTTAGATCTGCAGGGAACTTCCAGTAGCTATACTCTATGACATAGGAAGCATTGGGAGGAGGTGTAACTCCAAACTTAGTGTTCTGTGTTTTATATACAGTAGTAGGTATGCCGTAACCATTTACACCAGCTACATCATCTATACTTCTTTTTTCTGACACATAACTTTCATAAGAAATACTAGGTAGATGTGCAGGTTGGGCAGACTCTGCATTTGTTAGATAAAAAGTTTCCCAATCAGCTTTTGAATAATCGGCAGGGAAATCATACGTGCTAGTACCAGAGGATAACGTATGTTGATAGGTTACTAGAGTGAAAGGCCACTCTTGTGCATCCTGTAGTATCTCACGTATAGAAGAATTAACAGCATCCTTAGCTAGAGACTGAACGTTTTTAGTTGTAGTAAAGTCTACTTCACTAATCTCAACTTCGTTAAGACGACGAAGTAATTCGTTCACTAGGTTTATATAAGTCGCCATGTTAATTCCTAAAAGGTTTTAAATGTACATAAAGGGGCTAGTATAAAACCAGCCCCAATATTAAGTTTTATTACGCAGCGTTGTAGTGTGCTGTGACTAATGCTTGTGGGCGTAGAATCTTGCGACCATATAAATGCATACCGCG